AATACTAGCAAACTTCTCTCTCGCTTGCCCTAGCATAATTTTACAATTTGCTAGTGTGTAATCTTTTACCCACTGCCCTGTATACACATCGTCCAAAATAGCAAAGTCCGGCTTTTGATTATAGCACCAAAGTAAAACTTGTTCTTCGCCTCTAGGACGTTGCATAATAATCAGCTTCTTGCTTTGTGGATTCCAAGTAAAATTAATAAACGAACCAAACATTTTACCTACCAATTCTTGATACCCACTAAACAGTTCGTAGGTTGCTAAGCCTCCCATATTAGTAGAGCTTAACAGATATGTATTGGTATAGGCTAAGTTGAATGGTTCAAACACTGTGCCACCTGTGCCGTTACCGCTACGTGAACCAACACTTCTCCTAAAGATCTGTCTTACTTGCTGAATTTCGCTAGGTAACACATAATCGTTTTGATCTTTTTCAAGGGTAAGCGTAATGTAGCTTTCTTCAACTGCATTATCGCCACGTTGTCTTAGAACACCCAATGCACGCTTGAGAGCTGTTTCATAGTGTTCTGGATCAAGTTCTACATCGATCATTCCGTCGCCTAAGAACGTCTTACAATAATCGAAAACTTCTTGTTTTGCTGTGTCTATTTGGCTCATATAACTATTTATGCCTTGTGCGAAAAACGGTAAATAAGTATACTATGCCAAGATTAAGTTTATACCGTCCTGAAAAAGGAAACGATTACAAATTCATTGACAAGACAGCCTGGGAGATGTTTCAAGTTGGCGGAACAGATGTGCTAGTACACAAGTACTTAGGCACAGGTACTGCTATACAAGGAGATACTCCGGCTACTCCGTCATATAATGCTGACGATCCTCTAAACATTCAGGATATGTTATTTTTAGAAAACAGAGATAGAAAGTACAGCGACGATGTATTTGTAATGCGCGGTGTTTACAATGTACAAGATATAGATTTTAATCTAAGTCAGTTTGGTTTGTTTTTACAAAATGATGTATTGTTTGTAACATTCCATATTAACAACACTGTAGAGACACTTGGTAGAAAAATTATGTCAGGTGATGTAATTGAATTGCCTCACTTGAAAGATGATCACGCACTAAATGATCTTAGCTATGCACTGAAAAGATATTTTGTTGTAGAGGACGTGAATAGGGCAGCTGAAGGGTTTTCAGTAACTTGGTATCCTCATTTGTATAGAGCAAAATGTACTCCACTAGTTGACAGTCAAGAATTTAAAGATATACTAGGTAAAGTTGCAGATAGCGAGAATCTTAAAGGTGCGTGGAATGCAATGAGTACATATTTTCCAGGCGATCTAGTAGAAGCAAATGGTGAAAAATATGAATGTCTTGTTGAACACAGCGGACAACAACCTCCAAACACTGACTACTGGAAAATTGCAGATACGTTGAAAGACATTATGAGTACATACGAAAAAGAAATGCAAATTACTAAAGCAGTTCTTGATCAGGCTGAATCGGATGCACCTGAGAGCGGATATGATACAACTAAATTTTATACACTACAAACTGATGAAAACGGCAATGCTGAATTAGTAACAGCAGATGATGATCAGTTGCTTATTCCATCAACTGACGCAGACGGAAACCCTATCTATGATGATCAAGGCGAACTAATATACACTAGTTACACAGCAGATATGGTTCACGCTAATCCTACAACAAGTGGCTATAAAGGCTACCTAGTTGGCGATGGCGTGCCACCTAATGGTGCTCCATTTACACAAGGTATTGCATTTCCAATTAACCCAGGTGATGGTCAGTATCATCTAAGAACAGATTACAAACCAACTAGATTATTTGTTTTTAAGAAAAACAGGTGGTCAAAAGTTGAAGATGATGTAAGAATGACAATGAGTCAACTTGGTCCTAGTGATGTTGCACCAGGTGCAGACTTCGACGGTAAGGATGCAAGAGATAATCAGAAATTAAAATCTAGCTTTGTTAACAACGAAGCTACAAGTGTTATTGACGGCAAAGAAGTTAAACAGAAACAATCACTGTCCCAAGCACTTAAACCGGAGGCAGACGAATAATGCGTATTGAAGAAATTGCAATTTTTACTGGAAGAAAATCTAGTAAACCTAAAACTATCAAAAAGAAAGCAATCAAACAAGATGATGCTCTAGGTAAAAAAGTACAGGACAGACTACAACAAATTCGCAAACAGCAGGGCACAATTAAGTAATGGACTTTTTCTACGACGGACAAATTAGACGATATGTAACACAGTTTATGAGATTATTCATAGGCTTTAAATATCAAGACGGCGATGGCAATGAGCAAACTGTGCCAGTAATGTACGGCGACCTTACAAGACAAGTCGGTAACATTATACGTGAAAACAGTGAAAACAAAATGCCGACAGTACCGCGTATGGCTTGCTATATTACACAGTTACAAATGGATCAAACACGTTTGTCAGATCCTACTTTTATTAGTAAAGTAAACATTAGAGAAAGACGCTACTACGATGACGACAGTACAGGGCAACGTGTATACACAGGTGAACAGGGTAAAAATGTTACCGTAGAAAGACTGATGCCTACGCCATTTTCTCTATCTATGAAATGCGATATTTGGACTAGTAATACAGATCAAAAGCTACAACTGTTGGAACAAATCTTAGTATTATTCAATCCAAGTTTAGAAATACAAACAACAGACAACTATGTAGATTGGACAAGTCTAAGTGCAGTATACTTAGATAGCACAAATTTTAGTTCTAGAACTATCCCAATGGGAACTGAAAATGACATCGATGTATGTAGTTTAGATTTCAGTATTCCTTGTTGGATTAGCCCGCCTGCCAAAGTTAAGAAATTAGGTATTATTAGAAGTATTATTGCAAACGTGTTTACCGAAGATGGTGATATCAAAAACCTTAGCAGTCTTGTTTACAATCAAAACGGTGGCAATGCTACAGTATATGTAAATCCAAGATTCCCTGTTATCCTGTTCAAAGCAAACAACGGACAAGATTACGATTATGAACTTACTATTGTAGATCCATATGCAGCAATTCAGTCTGTTGGGTTAGAAGAAAAAGAAACAGTTGCAGATAATAAAAAATATGACTGGAATGCAATACTTGCAAGACTAGGCAACTTTACTGCTGGCAGTATGATATATTTTAGACAACCTAATGGCACTGAGATGGTTGGTACATTTGCGATTAATCCATTAGACCCTAAAATATTACTTGTAACATTTGACCAGGATACAATTCCTAGCAATACTGTTATAGAAAGTACATCTAGAGCGGCTGCACAGCAAACTACAATTGATGCAATCATCGATCCGTTTAGATTCAACCCTATTGAAAGACACAGCGGACTAGCTAACATACCTGTAGGCACAAGGTACTTGTTGTTAGAAACTATAGGCGATCCGGACAATCCAGATGGCCCAGAAGGCTGGAAAGGATCTGACGGTTCTACACAAACATCTTATAAATTAGAACAGAATGATATTGTAGAATGGGACGGTTCTAAATGGGTTACAGTTTTCGATAGTTCAGCAGCAGAGAACACTACATACGTAACTAATCTTAAAACCGGAATCCAATACAAATGGGACGGAATAAATTGGCTTAAATCCTTTGAAGGTGAATATGCAGCCGGCTTCTGGAGATTAGATCCAGATCCTGTATAATTACTTGTATGCAAAAAAGAGCAGGATTATTATTTTTATCTACTAGTATGAAGCGTGTTTTGTTGATTCTCGAAAGAGATAAATGGACAGTGCCTACATTTCCTAGAAAAGATAGTTTGTTTGAAGATGCAGAAGAAGCTATGAAAGATTTCGCTGCTGGAAAGTTACTTCCTGTAGAATTATATCTTAGCAAAGACAAAGGATTTGAATATTCAACTTACATTTGTTTGGTCAAGGATGAATTTATTCCTACTAGTACAGATACAATGTGTTGGGCTAATTTAAATACACTTCCCAAAAATCTACATAACGGTTTAAGAAGTACATTAAATAATAATCTTATAAGAACAAAGATTGAAACAGTTTTGGAGTTAGAAGATGCAGTTATCAACAAACACTAGATTTTTAAATGATAAAAATGAATTTACAGCAAGGATCAGCAAAATGCCTGCTGGCGATGATAAAAATAAAGCACAACAACTTCTTAATAGACTAATTGCAGAAGTGCAAGAAATAGATAGATTCCACGAAAACCTTGTAACTGCTTCAACTAGACCCAAGGGCGGTGTAGAAGATACAAGATCTCAAATTGCTAGTATTAGACAGCAACTTGATAAAATGACTGAAAAGTTTAAATCGTAGCGAAGTCTTTAATAGTAATAGAGCCCACCATACTTGCGTGGCTCTGACATTGATACCTATAACCGCCAGATATACTACTTGGAATCTTCCAGTAAAGCGTTCCTTGACCTTTGCCTTGTGCATTAGCACCAGTTGAAACAGTACCGTCAGTATCAACGTGTGTAAGACCTTCATTGTAATTGTTACCAATTGGATCTTGTATTAGGAAAGGATGTCCTGCACCGTGAGTCAACTTAAATGCAATTGTAGTTCCATTAATAGCATAGATAGTAGGGTTATCTTCTGTACCATATTGATCAAATCTATAAGCACCTACACCTTGATTACTTACAACTAGAGAAGTAATAGCTGGCATATAAATTTCATCTATAGTTAAATTTGCAGAACTTGTATCGCTTAGGTTATTGAAACTTGGATTAGCACCTGTTGCAGCAATTGTAATTGTATCTGTAGCAGCATTAGTTGTAATGCTTATTCCGCTTCCTGAAGATAAATTCAAAGTGTCAGTGACTGAATCAGCTGCTACTGTTGTTTGCCCCGATACAGCAACGTTGCTAAATGCATTTTGATTAACGTCGCCACCACCACCGCCAGCTTGGCCTGTGACAGTAATAGATTTTCCAGCAGCGTCAGTTGATAGCGTAATATTTGATCCTGCTACAAATGTAAGTGTATCTGTTCCTACAGTAGCTACAACGTTATCTTGTCCTGCTACAGCAATAGTTTTAAATGTAAGAGGAGTAACACTTGCAGAACTTGTAGTCAAGCTCCAGGTTGTACCGTCCCATTGCCAGCTTGATGTTCCGTCTGTAAAAGTGTCTCCATTATTAGGAGCATCTGGAAAATTTATTGCCATTTTATGTTATCCTCGTTTGTATTTACCTTAACTTACCGTGATAGTGTTGTTCATAGCACCGTGTATTCTACATTGATAATAGTAAGTTCCTGTACCGTCTATTGTCCATTGTAGTGTTTCACTACCTTGTCCACTTACATCGCTTACTTGATTATCGAGTCCGGCACCTTGCTGCGTTTTGATGTAAAATGGATGCGCAGATGCTGTTGCACTGTTTACGTTAAACTGTACATTATCGCCATCGTTAAACGCTAGGGTTGGCTGTGAACCACTCACGGCTCCATTTCTGTCTGTACCCGACAAGTTATAACTGTTACCACTATTTGTTACTGTAATTGTGTAATCTGCATTAAACGCAATACTTGTATCTGCAATAGTAATGTTTTGTGATAGGCCACCTGTAGCTGTTCCGTTACTATCTGTACCGGCTAGTGTAAATGTTAATGTCTCTGCACCTTCAGTTGCAGCATCATTCGCCAATGTAAATGATACTGTTCCTATATTACTATTCATTGTGATGTTACCACTTAAACTTCCAGAGCTTAGATCCGCTGCGGCAATACCTGTTACTGTATAACCAACTGTTGTCCCGTTTGGTACATCCGAACTGGTTAACGTGAATGTAACTGTTTCGCCTTCGTTCATTGCTCCGGACTGGTCATTTGAAAGATTGTTATACACAGGAGTTCTACTGCTATCAGCGATTGCAACAGTATGAGTGTCTTCTCCGTTATCAAGGCTTATTAACATATTTTCAGTGCCTTCTGTAGTCAGGTCATTTGCCAATGTCCAATCTACTGTTGCAGTGTTACTACTAATTGTAAAGTAACCTGTAAGTGTTCCTGCGCTTAAATCTGCAGATGAAATTCCTGTTACTGTATATGCTACCTGTGTGGCATCATCAACATTTGTAGTTGTCAATGTAATAGTAATTGTATCGCCTTCGTTAGCGCCTGTAACACCGCTCAATGTGTAAGTAGGATCAGGTGTAACTGGTGTTTGACTAGTATCGTTAACTGTAACTTCGTGGAAATCTTCACCATTATCGAGTGATAATCTAATTGTTTCTGCACCTTCAGTTGTGCTGTCCTCTGCAAATGAAATTGTTACATCAGCAGTATCGCTGTTTATTGTAAAGTTTCCTGTGAGGCTTGCACCACTAATATCCGCACTTGTTACTCCTGTAATAGTGTAAGGTACTAGTGTACCATCATCTACGTTTGTTGTAGTAAGTGTGAATACAACACTGTCGCCTTCATTAACATTATCAACATCGCTACTTAAAGTATAAGATACCACTGGTGTAATAGACGTATCTACAATTGTTACATTAACACTATCGGCACCATTTAAAAGAGTAAGTGTGAAAGTTTCATTACCTTCTGTTAGTGCATCTTCATCTACTGTAAATGATGCTGTAGCAGTATTGCTTGTAATTGTAAATTCACCTGTAAGGTCGCCTGAGCTTAGATCGGCAGCCTGTATTCCACTAACAGCATA